GACACACAGATGACCTTGCAATGTGTTGTGTATTGTTTGGGTGGATGACAAACCAGACTTACTTCAAAGAACTTACAAATGTAGACATAAGAGAAAGAATGTTTTTAGAACAACAAGCACAATTAGAACAAGACATGGCTCCTTTTGGTTTTGTTGATGATGGTATCAATGACCCTTTAGGTGAAAGTGTTGTTGATGAGTATGGACAAAAATGGAGTCCAGTAGTAAGAAATTATGATAGTAGTTGGTAAATGTCTACATAATATCAATTAAATCATTTTCATATTTAATATAACAATTAGAACAAACAATTTTAGATTTATCTATTAAGTAAACTATTTCTTGTCTTGATTTTTTATTAAGACCTTTTCTTTTTGAAATACTTCTAATCTGTTTGTCGTGAGGAAAAAATTTTAAACACATAGTTTCACTTTCATTACATAAACAACAAGATTTGTTTGCAAGATACTCATGCACCCATCTCATTCTTTTTATGTAATGTCTTTTAGAAACTTCTTTGATTGTATCTTTGTATTTTGTGTAAAAATCCATGAATGTATTTATAAACTCAAGTGCATATAAAAAACGGTTTGTAAAACTAATTTTTACTAAATATAATCAAAGAATCAAATTTGACAAAGAATAAGGAGAAAACATATGCCTTTTCAAGTATCGCCTGGGGTTCTTGTCAAAGAGGTTGACTTAACTAATGTAGTTCCTGCTGTATCTACTTCAATTGGTGCAATTGCTGGTGCTTTTGAAAAAGGCCCAGTAAATGAAATTACTGCAATTAGTTCTGAAGAGGAACTAGTCAAAATCTTTGGTAAACCTAACGGAAGTAACTTTGAAACCTTCTTTACTGCTTCTAACTTTCTACAATACGGAAACGCATTGAGAGTTGTAAGAGCAGAAAGTGGTATCCTAAACGCCATGTCTGGTGGTAGTGGACTGTTAATAAAAAACAATGACGATTATTCAAATAATTATGCAGCTGGTCAAGCCTCATCTGGAGAGTTTGGTGCAAGAACTGCTGGAACACACGGTAACTCTTTAGGTGTTGCATTATGTTCTAGTGCAGCTGCTTACGAAGAAACATTTTCTGGAAATTCTGGTACATTAGGAGTTGTAGACGGAACTCCAGCTGCTGGTGCAACTACTGTCAATATTGACGCTGGTGGTGGTTCTGCTGGTGCTGGTGGTGCAAAATTTAATGTTGGTGACATAGTACACTTTTTTGAAGCAGATGGACAAGAGTACGAAGTAACTGGAATATCAACTGACACACTTACAATAAGACAAAAAGATGACCCTAATGGTAAAGGTTTAAAAACTGCACTTGTAGATGCAACAAACGTAAGACGAAGATTTAGATTTTACGATTTATTTGACTCTGCGCCTGGGACTTCAACTTTTGCAACTGGTAAGGGTGTAGGTTTAGATGAATTACATATTGTTGTGTATGATAGAACTGGAGATATTTCTGGTTTTCGTGCAGACACAGCTGGTGAAAGAACACTTTCAGTTTTAGAAACTTATGCTGGTGTTTCTCAACATCCAAATGCAAAATCCCCACAAGGTAATGCAAACTTTTATCCAGAAGTAATTTTCAGACAATCAGAATTTATTTACTGGTTAGACCACCCAAGTGTATTATCAAACGCTGGAACAGCATTAGCTGCTGGTAACAACTACGCAACTGGTACTGGAACAACTGGTGAGATTAATTTCAACCTAAGTGGTGGAACTGATGACTTTTCATTAACAGTTGGTGAGTTAGACTCTGCGTACACATTATATGAAGATGCAGAAACAGTAGATGTCAATCTAATTATGGCTGGTGCAAGTCCAGCTGGTACTGACGGTGTTACTCATGCAACTAACTTGATTGACATTGCAGAAAAAAGAAAAGATGTTGTGGTTTTCATATCACCACGAAGAGCAGACGTTGTTAACGTAACAAGTTCAACAACACAAACATCAAACGTAAAAACTTTCTTTGATAGTTTATCAAGTTCATCATACTGTGTATTCGATAGTGGATACAAATTTCAGTTTGATAAGTTTAATGATGTGTTTAGGTTCATACCATTAAACGGAGATATTGCTGGTCTTTGTGCAAATACAGATAATGTTGCAGACCCATTTTTCTCTCCTGCTGGTTTTAATAGAGGACAAATCAGAGGTGCAGTAAAACTTGCATACAATCCAAATAAAGCTCAAAGAGATATTTTATATCCAGCAAGAATTAATCCAGTAATTACAATCGCTGGTCAAGGAACTGTATTATTCGGTGATAAAACTGCACTTGCAAAACCTAGTGCTTTTGACAGAATCAATGTTCGTAGATTGTTTATCTTATTAGAAAAAGCAATCGCAACTGCTGCTAAGTTTCAACTCTTTGAATTCAATGATGAATTTACAAGAGCACAATTTAGAAATCTTGTAGAACCTTTCTTGAGAGATATTCAAGGTCGAAGAGGTATTACAGACTTTAGTGTAGTTGCAGACGGAACTAATAATACTGGTGAAGTAATTGATAGAAATGAGTTTGTTGCAGATATCTTTATCAAACCAGCTCGTTCAATTAACTTCATACAACTGAACTTCATCGCTGTGAGAACTGGTGTCGCATTTTCAGAGATAGGGGGGTAAATAAATGGCTACTATTGATGAATTTAAAGCTAACCTTGTTGGTGGTGGTGCAAGAGCAAACCAATTTCGTATAACTTTCAACACGCCTGGTGCTATCGCAGTTGCGTTGGATATAAGACGAACTTCATTTTTAACAAGAACTGGTCAACTGCCTGGGAATACTGTAGGTGAAGTTGTAGTTCCATTTAGAGGAAGAGCATTATATCTTGCTGGTGATAGAGAGTATGAAACATGGACAACTACTGTATTGAATGATACAGATTTCATGGTTAGAAATGCTATGGAAAGGTGGAGTAATGGAATGAATGATTTCGTTACTGGAACTGGACTTACGAATGTATCAGATTATACTGCTGATTTAACAGTTGAACAACTCGATAGAGATGATACTGTTTTGAAAACATACTTTTTAAGAAACTGTTTTCCACAAGCTATAACTGCAATCGACCTAAATTATGATGCAACTACTGAAGTCGAAACTTTTGACATCACTTGGAGATATACACACTTTGAAACCTCTTCAGTAAACTTCTAATAGTTCTTACTAAATAGAACAAAAGGAGTTATTATGGCTGAGTTTTTTGGGTTTAGTATTACAAGGAAAAAAGATGATGCAGAGTCATTCACTCTGCCATCATCTGATGATGGTGCAGTAGATATTGCATCTGGTGGTTTCTTTTCCTCTGTCTACGATATCGAAGGCAGAGATAAAACTCAATATGATTTGATAAAGAGATATAGACATATATCTCAACAACCAGAATGTGATAGTGCAATTGAAGATATTGTTAGTGAGGGAATCGCATCAAATGAAAACGATTCTCCTATCTCACTTCAATTAGACGGTCTAAAACAATCATCAAATGTTAAACGTAGAATTAAAGAAGAGTTCGATAGAGTTCTTCAACTAATGATGTTTCAAGAAAAAGGACATGACATCTTTCGTAGATGGTATGTAGATGGTCGATTATTTTATCATAAAGTGATTGATAAAAAAGACCCAAGAAAAGGTATTACTGAATTAAGATATATTGACCCTCAAAAAATTAAAAAAGTAAGGGAAACAATATCTGGTAAACCTAATCCAATTACTGGTGTAGAAGAAAAGAAAAGAACTGAAGAGTTTTATATCTACAATGAAAAAGGTATCGCAACTGGTGGTACTATGGATAGTGGATTAAAAATCACTAAAGACTCTATTGCATATTGTCCATCTGGATTAATTGACCAAAATAGAGGTTCAGTATTATCTTATCTACATAAAGCAATCAAACCAGTAAATCAATTAAGAATGATTGAGGATAGTCTTGTTATATATCGTATATCAAGAGCTCCAGAAAGACGTATTTTTTATATTGATGTGGGTAATCTACCAAAGATAAAAGCAGAACAATATCTAAAAGATGTTATGAATCGTTATCGTAACAAACTGG